GGTGGAAGTGCAACTAAATCATTCGTATGGGATGAATCAGAAGACAAGTGGTCTGTTGGTTCAGAAACATTGACTGCAACTACTTTTGAAGGTGCATTGACAGGTAATGTCACTGGTAACGTATCAGGTACAGCAGGTTCAGCTACAGGTAATGCAGCTACTGCTACTGCTCTTGCAACTGCAAGAACAATTGGTGGAACATCTTTTGATGGTACTGCAAATATAGCGGTTGCTTTATCGGCAACTACAACTGCTCTTGCAACTGCAAGAACAATTGGTGGAACATCTTTTGATGGTACTGCAAATATAGCGGTTGCTTTATCGGCAACTACAACTGCTCTTGCAACTGCAAGAACAATTGGTGGAGTTTCCTTTGATGGTACTGGAAATATTACCTTGCCGGGTGTTAACTCTGCTGGTAACCAATCAACTTCAGGACTCGCAGCTACTGCTACTGCTCTTGCAACATCAAGAACAATCGCTTTATCTGGTGATGTATCAGGAAGTGGGGGGTTTGACGGAACAGGAAACCTAACCATTACTACAGTGATTGCCGATGATTCACATAATCATACAATTGCAAATGTTGATTCTCTACAAGGAACTCTAGACGCTAAATACTCTTCAGGTTCTAACATTGCTGCTGGTACTCTTACTACTACCAATGCCTCAAACGCAGGCGCATATGTAAGAAATGTTCATCAATCTACTTCTGCTCCTACAAGTGGTGCAGGTGCAGTTGGTGATTTGTGGGTATTGTACTCCTAATAGTGGGGTATAAATATCCTTGTTAATAAATAATTCTCTAATTAGGGCAGTATAGAAGATGGCGACAGGAAAACAACATGTTAAAACACCTACAGGGTGGAATGCCACACAGGGTGGTTGGGTAAAAACTGCGTCTGGAACTTGGAAAGCTGCTGATCAAATTTATGTTAAGACTGGGCCGACAACTTGGAATAATGCTTCAGGTCAGACTAGTGTTCAACAACCTTATCCATACATAGCAGCGTCACAGACTCCAAGTATTGAGAATGCTCAACAACCGTATCCTTATATTGCAGCGGCACAGACTCCAAGTATTGAGAATGCTCAACAACCGTATCCTTATATTGCAGCGGCACAGACTCCAAGTATTGAGAATGCTCAACAACCGTATCCTTATATTGCAAATACTCAAGCAAATTATGCTTATCAGGCGGCAAGTCAGACACCTTATATTGCATCAGCACAACAACCATACCCTTATATTGCCGCGGCACAGACTCCAAGTATTGAGAATGCTCAACAACCGTATCCGTACACAGCAAATACACAACAATCGTATCCTTATATCGCTGCTAGTCAGACACCAAGTATTAGGAATGCACAACAACCGTATCCTTATATTGCAGCTGCTCAGGCTCCATTTATTTCGAGTAGGCAAAACCCTTATCCGTATATTGCTGATACACAACAATCGTATCCTTATATTGCATCTGCACAGAGTCCAAGTATTCGTAGCAGACAAAACGCTTATCCATATATTGCACAAGCACAATCACCGTATATAGCGAGTAGACAAAACGCTTATCCTTATATCGCTGCTGGCCAACAACCGTATATTGCTAATGGCCAAAGCGCTTATCCGTATATTGCGAATTATCAGCAACCGTATATTGCAAATAGACAAAACGCTTATCCTTATATTGCAAATTATCAACAACCGTATATAGCGAATAGACAAAACGCTTATCCGTATATTGCGAATTATCAGCAACCGTATATTGCAAATGGCCAAACTCCATTTACTTTTAATGCTAGATCACCATTTACATATCAAGTATCGTATCCTGCAACATATCCTGCAAATGGTCAGAATCCGTATGGTTACAATGTTCAGAATCCTAGTACATACAATATTCAGAATCCTAGTACATACAATATTCAGAATCCTAGTACATACAATATTCAGACTCCTAGTATTACGAATGTTCAGAATCCGTATACCTATCCTTATGGTGGTGGTGGTGGTTGTTTCATCGCTGGAACACAGATTTGGATGGCAAATAACTCATACACAAACATAGAAGATGTTATGGTGGGTGATTCAGTAATGACCTTTGACTTCTCACACATGAAGTTAATGCCTCAAAATGTTAATAGACTTATGGTTCCAAGAGAAAATATTAAAGTATATGATGTTAAATTATCTAACGGTAAGACACTAGGTGTAACAGGTGGACATCCAATACATACTGATTCAGGTTGGAAATTTGCAAACCAAGAATGTTATGATGCTGAAATAGCAGGTGGCATGGATTGGGGTTGTGATATTACAGGATTACTAACGGTAGGAGACGATGTCTTTACCATTGGAGAAGGTTCCGTGAAAATAGAGTCTATAGAATTTAAAGATACTGCAACAGTTTACCATTTATCCGATATTGAACATACCCACACCTACTTTACTGAAGGTGTATTAGTTCATAACGGTGGTGGGATGGGGAAATTCTGATATGGCATTAGGACAAGCAAGACAACCAACAATTGGCAACGCAAGGAGCCCTTCTATTGGTAACACAAGGAGCCCTTCTATTGGTAACAGTAGATCGCCATCTATTGGCAACACTAGATCACCTTCGATTAGTTACGCACGACAACCGTATACATATCAGGTTTCATATCCTGCAACATACCCTGCAAATGGACAACAACCGTATATTGCATCTGCAAGACAACCGTATACATATGCGAGAAGAACTCCAGCGACATATGCGAGACAAGGACAGACACCGTCTACATATCAAGCAAGAACTCCAGCGACATATGCAAGACAGGGTCAAACCCCTAGTACATATCAAGCAAGAACTCCAGCGACATATGCTAGACAAGGTCAAACACCATTTACATATAATAACAGAAGTCCTTTCACATATGCTAGACAAGGTCAAACACCTACTACCTATCAGAATAGACAACCTTCGAATTATGCTAGACAAGGTCAAACACCTACTACCTATCAACATAGGGCCCCGTTTACCTATGCTCGTCAAGCACAGACTCCAGCAACATATGCTAGACAAGCTCAAACACCGACTATCTATCAACATAGACAACCCAGTAGCTATCAGAGACAAGGACAAACACCGTTTACCTATCAACATAGAACGCCAGGCGTTTATTCAAGACAGGCACAGACTCCAGCGACATATACAAGACAGGGTCGAACACCGTTTACCTATCAACATAGAACACCTAGTACATATGCTAGACAGGGTCAGACTCCATTCACTTATCAGAATAGACAACCTGCGACATATCCTAGGATTGCACAACAGCCGGCAACTTATGCTAGACAGGGTCAAACACCGTTTACCTATCAACATAGAACACCTAGTACCTATGCTCGTCAAGGTCAAACACCGTTTACCTATCAACATAGAACACCTAGTACCTATGCTCGTCAAGGTCAAACACCGTTTACCTATCAACATAGAACGCCAGGCACATATTCTCGTACAGGACAGACTCCTGTAATCAGATGGGATAACACATTGTCACAACAATGGCCGGCAACACCAGTTACAGGTTAATTTAACTAACCAAGAAAAGGACTCTGAGAGTCCTTTTTTTTAACCTAAATATTGATATGGAAAATTATATTATGAAGAACATTGACACTCTAGAAGAACTCCAAGAAATTCTCAAAACAGAAAAACCTAAAGACATTACATGTCGAATTGGTCAAGTAACTCTGGGCGAAGATTACGAAAATAACGAATCATATAAGATATTAAAATATATGTTTGAAAATGTTCTTCCCCCTTTGAAGATTTTTAAGTGGGGAGACATTCTTAAAGAAAGACAATCGGGAAAGTGGACAGGATTTAATGGGTTAAGAAATAAATCTATAGGGTATCACAGTAAATTACATCATGGGGTATCATCATTAGTGATGACAGAAAACCATGCAGGATTTGGATTTCAAACTGCAGAGGAAGTAGACCTTAATGTTCTAGATAGTGTTTTGGCTGTGAGGCCTTCAGATAAAACAAATCCAGAATGTTTAGAAAATGTTAATTCATCATATTATCATTCTGCAAAAGCACATTGGTTAGTTCAGAGTATTTTAAAAGAAGGTCTTTGGGCTCCCATCCAAGGATACACAAGAGCTGCAGGGGATAAGGTTCAACTTGAAATTCATCCCGGCTCAGTTCGTTCAGGTGTTTTCGAGGAAATGGAAAACGAAGACATGGAACTTATGATATGGGATACTTATGGGGCGTTAGAATCATTACCAACTGCATCAATTGAGGAAGCATTGGAATATTGGAAAGGTAAACTTGAACTCAAAGACAGACATCTGAATATTGCATTCCTTTACACTAGAGGTGTAATAGAATTTCAAACTGATTTAGCTGATCTGACTTTTAGAAAACAGGTTTTTGACTTTAATAGAAAGGTTCATAAATTATCCCACGGCAAACCTCTCACAATCTACATCGGATATGATAGTAGCATGAACGATTTAGAAAAGATATGTGAAGAATCTATTACAAAAACAATAAAGGATGCCCATACTACAGGTCAGTATGCAGGGTATCTTAAGTTTACTCCAACAATTAAATACCTTGACATTTCAAAACTTCCCGACTATACTAGAGAGTATGCAAATCAAAGTACTGAGTTTACATACAGTAGATTCCTAATTCCACACCTAGAAAACTACGAGGGGTTTAGTTTGTTTGTAGACAACGACTTTATCTTTACTAAAAATTTACTACCAATGTTCTATTACCTCAATCCTGAAGATGCGATTGCGTGTATTAAGTATCCACACTATGAACACGATGAGTCTAAATTTGATGGAGAAATTAACATCGATTACCCATGTAAATTATGGTCTTCAATGATGTTCTTTAATAACAGTCATGAAGATTGCAAAAAATTAACACCCGAAGTTGTGAACACTTGGACTGGTAAACAATTACATCAGTTTGAATGGACGGATGCAATATCCGAAATACCCCAGAAATACATCTTTGTTGAGGGGTATGATAACCCTGAAGAGAAGTGGGATTATACAGGGATACACTACACTAGAGGAGGCCCATGGATAGATGGGATGGATTCTAGTGCAATAAATAACTTAGAGGTGTATGAGAAATACAAAAACCTCTATGAAAATACCCCAAAATAGGGTATAATAGAAAGATTATAGGAAAATAATTATGATTAAAAACGCACTAATATTTACTGAAGATAGCAATCTTTTTGTAAGAAAACCAACTGGACTAGAATATGAATTCAAGGGTGTAGATAGACCCGAATTAGGATTTGAGTTTGATGTTTTAGTATATGATGATATTGAAATTAAAATCATGGCATGGAACAGAAATGTTGATTTCAATATGCAAGAAAAAATTGAGTTAACAGATGTAGAAAAAGACATGTGTGAACAATACATTTCTAATTCTGAAGCTCCATTTGGAACAAGTTTAAACAATCAGGTCATGGAAAAATTGACTAATCGTGCAGGTGAGTATCTTAATGAAAGTACTGATATGCATGGATTTTCTGATTTAGCAGAGGTAACATTTGCAGGAAGAGAAGGTTCAAACCATCCTCACCGTTCTAATGCAAGACGAGTGATGGAATATGGAGATGCTGTTTATTCTGTACTTGACCAAATTTGTGGAGAAGTCCAAGCTACTCGTGAAGATCAGTTAAAAGAGTTAGACGAATATATAAGTCATCTCCCACCAGCGACTAGTTTACCTGATCATAGAGGGTAATATTGATGGAAGTCAAATATCTTGACGAACCGTTTAAAATTCAAGATTTACCTTTAAAGGACATCTATGTTATTGATAATTGGTTAGCACAATCACTTCATTATCATTACGATGCACATCTATGTCGAACAAACCTTTGGAGTAAAACTAATCAAGTAAATAGCGGTAGTTCTACAGGATTACCACACCATAGTTTTTGGGGGGGAACCTTCTTTAGAGAAAATTATGAAATGGACACTGCGACAGTTCCTATAGATACATATTTCACTGGTTACTTGGACAGAAGATTACAAACAGAGTTTGGTTTTAAGTGGGTTAGATTTCAATACGCAGGTCTAAACTCACAGACACAGGGATTAGAAGGAACTACTCATTCAGATTGTCGAGAGGAAGACGAATGGAATCTATCTTTCTTGTATTATCCAAATAGGTTTTGGAATCCTAAATGGGGTGGAACACTAAGGTTATATGATGAATCACCTCAATCAGGTTTAGATGGTAGAGAAGAACACATTAAGAATCATCAGATAGCAGAAATAGAATTTAAACCAAACAGATTAATTATGTTTGATGGTAGAATACCACACGGTGCAGATGCACCCAACCCATCAGCGAGATATATGGACAGAAGGTCTTTAGTAATTCGTGGTGATGAAGTAAGACTAGAAGACGAGGGGGAGAATTATCATGCCAACGATAGATTTTCATACATACGATAAAGAAACATTAAAGAATTTTAAACCAATTCTTGCAAAATCTATCCAACCTGATTGGTGGAAGAAAGGTAAAGTTGCCGAAGTTGTAAATGGCACTGTTAATAAGACTATAAGAGCATGTCCTGCAATGTCGGATTGGTTGCAATCAGGGTACATACTGGTGGCAAACAGGGATATGATGATTAAAAATGGGATCACAGGAAGTGAAACCGACTCTCAATTCTTTCATACAGAAGACCATAGTGCAGGTAGGGATATGGAAGGGTATGCATCACAAACGCATCCTACAGTTCAAATGCATGATGGATTTGAATACTTGGGTAAAGGTGCTCCAATTAGAGATGCATTCAAGATGTCAAACCCATGGAATATAACAACCCCTAAAGGGTATTCGTGTTTCTATCTAGACCCATTTCTATTTCAAAATAAGTTCTTTGCAACATGGCAAGGTATTATAGATACCGATGAATTCAATGTTAATAAAGATAATTCACAAATAATATTTTATCCAAAAGTAGACCATTCTTTTGTTATAGAGAAAGGAACTCCTTTATGTCAGGTTATTCCCTATCAAAGAGAAAAATGGGTTGCTACCTATTCAGTAAAAGATCATAAATCTTATGTTGAAAATTTATCGCAACATACTACAGAACATGAATACATGTCAATGAGCGAAGCATCTAGAACAGGTATGCGAGATACATTAACAACGGCTGGGCCTTATAAAAAATTAAAAGTGTGGAAACCAAAACACAAATATTTTAAAGAAGACATGTCAGAGTGTCCATTTGATCCTAAGACAGGAGAAATGAAACCTGAATATGAAGAGGATCAAATAGAAATGGATTTCAAAGATAAACAAAGATCATTGACAGATTTAAATTGGGACGGACAAGAAGATGTCAGTTAGATTAATATTTCCAACAACATTGTTTCATAGAAATTTCTTGCAGGAAAATATGCCAGAAAGTCGTGGAGTTGATCGTAATTATTTACAAATGCTTGTCGATGAAATGGATGCAATGAGACGGAGAGACCCAAAAGGAAGAATGTTTTCTAATCAGTACACTGGGTGGCAATCACATGACGGTTGTGAGAAAAATCCTATATTTCAAAAGTGTATGAATCGAATTATAACATTTTACAATGATGAAGTGTTACCTTATCATGGATTAGACCCATCAGTAGCCGAACTTTGGATTACAAATTCATGGGGAAACATTAATGGTAGAGATGCTTGGAATGCACCTCATTTACACAATGGGTGTTGGTTTTCAGGTGTGTTCTATATTCAAGCAGACGGAGATGAAGGTAGATTGACAATGATTGAAACTGGCAACAAAGTTGTATCAGATTTTCCAGGCAGTCCAAGGATGCAGACTAGTATACCAATTGAACCTAAAAGTGGAGAGTGTATTCTTTTTCCAAGTGGTGCAATGCATATGGTAGAACCTAATGTTACGGAGAAAGAACGATACAGTATTTCATTCAATGTTGGAATGCACTATAAAAATGATGATGCGAGGCAAGGAAACATCGATAATTACGATGAAAACGAATATTTATTCGATTTAGATGAAAAAGGTAACCCAGTAACTAAGTCGAAATAATAAATAGTCTTATGGAAATAGTAATCGACGCTCATATGATCTGGAATCTTCTTTTAACCTTTGTTTTAGCACCGATGGGCTTTCTTGTTCGTCAAGTGTTATCAGAACAAGCAAGGTTATCAATCTTAATAAACAAGACAAGAGAGGAAGTGGCAAAGGACTATGTCACAAGAGATCAAATTGAAAAAGATTTTCTTAGACTATTCGATTCTATTGATCGTCTTGATACTAAGATAGACGCCTTGCAATCTAAGACATACTTCCAAGAATAGGTTCCCCAAGTGTATAAATAGTAGTAGATAAGAATACTACTTGGATAACTACTATGGCAGCACCTAATACAAAAGCAACCTTCAAGGACTACATTAAGAGAGCTCTAGGAGCTCCTGTTGTGGAAATTAATATAGATGACGACCAATTGGATGACAGAGTCGATGAAGCACTTCAGTATTTTCAAGAATTTCACTATGATGGTTCAATCAAAACCTATCTTAAACACCAAATTACTCAAGCAGAAATAGATTCGTTTAAAACAAACGAGTCACATTCAGCTGCAACTACTGGAACTCAAGCAATCTCAGGTCAGACTTACGGAGAAGGTAAGAATTACATTACACTACCTGAACACGTTCTTGCGGTTATTAACTTGTTCCCCTTCTCAAGTGGGATACAGTCCAATATGTTTGATATACAATATCAACTTAGACTAAATGACTTATGGGATTTAACATCAACAAGTGTTATGTATTACTCACAGGTTCAATCACACCTTGCATTACTCAACCAAATGTTAGTAGGTCAAATCCCTATAAGATACAATATGCACAGTAATAGATTGTATATTGACTATAATGCAAGTAAACTCACTGCAAACGAGTGGATTGTCATCGAGTGTTATAGAAAGATTGACCCCAACGATATGACAGATGTATACAACGATATGTGGTTAAAGAAATATGCGACTGCAAAAGTCAAATATCAATGGGGTGAAAACCTTGCTAAATTTACTGGAATTGCTTTGCCTGGCGGAGTTACACTTAACTCTGAACAGATGAAAACCGAAGCACAAGAAGAGATAACAAAATTAGAAGAAGAGTCTAGACTGAACTATGAAATGCCAGTCATGGACATGATGGGGTAATAAATGCCTACTAATGTATTTTTTAACCATGCAGTAAACACTGAACAACACCTCTATGAGGATTTAGTTGTTGAGTCTTTAAGACTGTATGGGCAAGATTGTTTCTACCTACCTAGGGAAGTTGTAGAAGAAGACACCATACTCAATGAAGATGTACAGTCAAGATTTGGTGATGCATATAGTGTTGAAATGTATATAGAAAATCCTGAAGGATTTGAGGGAGAAGGAGACCTAATGTCTAAGTTTGGTATTGCTGTTCGTGATACTGCAACTTTCGTAATCTCTTTAAGATCATGGGAAAGATTCATATCCCTAGATACAAACCTTGCAACATCAATGAGACCTAATGAGGGTGATCTAATTCATTTCCCTTTAACTGGTTCTATGTTTGAAATTAAATTCGTAGAACACGAAAATCCATTCTATCAGGTTGGAAAACTTTTTGTGTTTAAACTACAGTGTGAACTGTTCGAATACGGTGGAGAAGACTTCGATACTAGTGTTACAAATATTGACCTTATTGAAGATGAACAAGCATACTACATTGACCTTACAGTGGCAGCTGGTGGAACATTAAACTATGTCAACAACGAGAATATCACATTGAGTTCTGTTGTGATTGGAGAATGTGTATCTTGGAATCCAACTACTAGAAATCTAAGAATTAGAGATAACACGAAGACCCTAGTGGTGGGTGATGTGTTAGTTGGTGCATCAGGTGGTGCAAGTCATACTATTTCCAGTATTGTAGATGTCATGACTATGGACAACGATGGAGCCGCAGATAACTTAGAATTTGAAACTAAAGCAGACGGATACTTAGACTTTAGTGAAACAAACCCATTCGGTGAGGTAACATAATGATCGAAAAAATAATTGCAGAAACAATTGGTTGCGACCAAGATTTAATAAAAGAGAAATCAAAATTTGTTGAAGATTTGGGTGCAGACTCATTGAACATAGTTGAGATAGTAATGGCAATCGAAGATGAATTCGAAATGGAAATTCCTGATGACGATGCAGAAGAACTATTAACGGTTGGTGACTTGAGGAAGTATATCGAGGAGAACCAGTAATGTTTGGGACTCATTTTTATCATGAAACAATCAAGAGAAGTGTATCCATTTTTGGAACACTATTCAATAATATCACCATTAAGAAGATAAAATCTGATGGAACAGTACTTGCACAACAGATAGTACCAATATCTTACGGCCCTAAACAACGATGGTTAGCAAGACTTAATGAAGAAGCAAACCTAACTGATGGTAACAGAAGTGCAATCAGTCTACCTAGAATGGCATTTGAGATTACAGGGTTTGAATACGATGCAGCTAGACAACAAAACAAACTAATCCGTACAACTAAAAGTACTTTAGAAACTGATAAGGTAAAAAGAGGATTTCAATATGCACCTGCACCTTACACTATAAACTTTTCACTAAGTGTTCTAGCAAAGAATGCTAGTGACGGACTACAAATTGTAGAACAGATTCTACCTTACTTCCAACCCGAATACACAGTTTCTATGAAAATAGTAGATTCTATGACAGAGGTTCGAGACGTTCCTATTACACTTACTAGTGTAACAATGGAAGATACTTACGAAGGTGAGTTTACAGAAAGACGAGTCATCGAACATAAATTAGATTTTTCAATGAAGATATACTTCTTTGGCCCAGTTTACACTGGTAAAATTATTAAGAATGTTATCGAAAGAACATACATTAATCCTGCTGTCAGTAAAGGATTTACAACCACACAGATACAAGAGTCAGGTTTAATTAAAGAGATAAAACATTATGAACCTGCATTCGGAGAGATCGCAAATATCCAGTCCTCATCTACAAATGTAGTGTTTGCAACTGCGATAAATAGTTCTATAAGTGTTGGTGATGAAGTGTTCGATACAGGATTAACAACTAATCCAACGGTAAGTGCCATTGCAGCTAATAAATTAAGTATAACACTTAGTAGTGCAATTACACTTGCAAACAAAACAACCTTGAAGTTTGTGGGTTCAGTAGACCCAACCGATACTTTTGTTGTTGCAGAAACGGTGAATTTTTATGATGACGGTACTGGTTCAACATTTGCAGACAATCAGACTGAAGATGCGAGTTAATTATGGCAAAAAATATAGATTCTAAATTGGATGATATCCTAGATATTACCACAGATATAAAAAAAGAAAGCAAGGTGGTAAAACTACCTACTCGCACGGACTCAATGGACTCAGACTATAGGTATGGTCGTGAAACCCTCTACAACCTCGTTGAGCGAGGTCAGGATGCGATTGATGGGATACTCGACCTATGCAAAGAAACCGAACACCCACGTGCTTATGAGGTCGCAGGACAGTTAATTAAGACGGTTGGGGATACTGCAGAGAAACTATTAGACTTGCAGAAAAAGATTAAAGATTTAGAAAATGAAAGTGGAAATGTTAAGACTCAACATAACCATTTATATGTGGGTTCTACTTCAGATTTACAAAAATATCTGAAGAAAAATACAGATTAATGACTGATTCAAAAAATGAAGGATATCTCGGCAACAGTCTAATTAAAAGAGCTGGAGTAGAAATCCAGTATACAGAAGAGGAATTAAACGAATACATAAAGTGTTCGAAAAATCCTCAACATTTCATTGAGAACTACACACAGGTTATCTCATTGGACGAGGGTATGGTTCCCTTTAAACTTCGTGGGTATCAAGAAAAATTAATTAAACACTACGATTCAAACAGATTTAATGTAGTACTTGCATCAAGACAATCGGGTAAGTCAATCACATCTTGTGCATATCTTATATGGTATCTACTGTTTCACCCTGAAGTCACAGTAGCAATTCTTGCAAACAAAGGTGCAATTGCAAGAGAAATGGTAGCTCGTATTGTTACCATGTTAGAGTCAGTACCCTTTTTCTTACAGCCAGGCGTTAAGATACTTAACAAAGGTTCGATAGAGTTTTCCAATGACAGTCGATTGGTTGCAGCTGCAACATCGTCAAGTTCGATTCGTGGTCTTTCAATTAACTTATTATACCTCGATGAGTTTGCATTCGTAGAAAATGCAGAGGAATTCTATACTGCAACATACCCAGTGGTAACATCGGGTAAAGATTCAAAGGTTATCATTACCTCGACTGCAAATGGTGTGGGTAATATGTTCTATAAGATTTATGAATCTGCAATCCATAAACAGTCAGAGTATAAACACTTTACAATTAGTTGGGACGATGTGCCTGGCCGTGATGCGAAGTGGAAAAAAGAAACCATTGCTAACACCTCAGAGACCCAGTTTGAACAGGAGTATGGTAACAGTTTCCTAGGAACAGGTAATACACTTATAAGTTCTTCGTGTCTATTAGGTATGAGAACAGTAGACCCTGATTGGGGGAAGGAAGACTTCTCCATGTACAAAAGACCAGTGGACGATCATACCTATGTGTGTACAGTAGATGTTGCAAAGGGAAGGGGAATGGATTTTTCCACCTTTACAATATTTGATGTATCCACTTCACCCTTTACACAGGTTGCAGTGTATAGAAATAGTATGATATCACCCATGCTGTTTCCTGATATTATAAATAAATATGCAAGTGCTTATAATGATGCACTAGTTATTATAGAAAACAATGCAGAGGGAGCACTTGTTGCTACCCAGTTGCATTACGACATTGAGTATAACAATGTTTTTGTTCAAGGTACTACCAAAGCAGAAGATATTGGGGTGACTATGAACAAAAAAATTAAACGAGTAGGTTGTTCTACACTCAAAGAACTACTAGAAGAAAACAGATTGGAACTAGTAGATAGAAACACAGTTACGGAACTCATGACTTTTATAAATAAAGGCATGTCGTTTGAGGCTGCAAAAGGTTATCATGATGATTTGGTTATGAACTGCGTTTTGTTCAGTTGGTTTGTCACTACTGAATACTTCCATCATCTTACAAATCATCTGATTAAAGACCTTTTGTATGCAGAACAACAAAAATTAATAGAAAAAGACTTATTACCTGCTGGGATTTTCGGAACCCAAACAGAAACTCCTGAAACTACATCCTTTGTAGAAGACGGTGACAGGTGGTATCTTAGGGACAATTTAAATTAAAAGTTAAAATGTGAAGGTGTTGTTAGATTAGATATTGTTATAAATAAAACAGTAAACAACAACTTTTACATTAACAGGAGAAAAGTATGGCATTTCAAGTATCACCAGGCGTTCAGGTCAACGAAATTGACTTAACAAATGTTGTACCAGCAGTTTCGACTACAACTGGTGCATTCGCTGGTTCATTTCAATGGGGCCCTGTTGATGAAGTAAAAACAGTTTCAGGCGCAAAGGGTTTAGTAGATAACTTCGGTCAACCAGCTAACACAAATGCTGGGGCGGAAGACTTCTATACAGCAGAATCATTTTTAAAATACGGAGCATCTTTAAGAGTTGTTCGTGTTAATTCAACAGGATTATATTCTGCTAACGCAGCAGCTCATGCAACATCATTACTTAAGGGTAATGCAGACTATGAAGCATCTTATCAAGCAGGTGGATTAGTCGGAACAGTCGGAAAATTTATTTCAAAATTCGCAGGAGCAAAAGGAAACTCAATTAAAATATCAGTTTGTGCTAGTTCAAATGCTTATTTCAATGACGCTGTAACCACTATGGGTGCCGCAGGAGCAGTTGGTGCAACAACTATAACAGTTGCAAGTTCCGCTATCTTCGCAGTCAGAGATATAATTAAATTTACTGGACACACAACAGAATATAGAGTATTAACATTACCTTCAGCAACTTCAATAACAATTGAGGCATTGTCTCAACCTGCAGGAGTAGGTTTAACAGCAATAGTTGCAAACGGTTCTAATATCGATAGATATTGGGAACATCATGCACTATTCAGTAAAGCTCCAGGCATTTCACAATCTGCAACAGCAGGTGGTGCAGGTGCAGATGAAGTCCATGTAGTCGTAATAGACGAAGATGGTGTCTTCTCAGGAACTAAACACACAATTTTAGAATCCTTTGGATTCGTATCCCTCGCAAGTGATAGTAAAGACTCACAAGGTGCTTCTAACTATTACAAAAATAAACTTGCAACTGGTTCAGATTATGTATATTGGTCAGGTCACTCAACTACGATGTTAGCATCAGGTGGAGAAACTAGAACAATAGCAACATCAGTTGGTACTGCATTCGGTAGACCCGCTTTACCTGAAAATACATCACTAAGTGGTGGTGCAGACGGAAGAACAAGTACTGCAGGACAAAAACAATCAGCATGGTCAGACCATTTCGGTGACGGTGAAACAATTGATGTATCTTTCCTACTCGTGGGTTCAACAAGAACTGATGACGGTTCAGGAACAGATCAAGACACTCTTGTAGATTGGACAAGTCAAATAAATCAAGCAATCCTACTTGCAGAAGCAAGAAAAGATTGTATGGTTATTGCAAGTCCACGAAGAACAGATGTTGTAGATGTCTCCAGTGAGTCAACACAATCATCTAATGTTAAAACAACCGTAGATACGGCAACTTCAAGTTCATATGCAGTCTTAGACTCAACTTGGATTTATCAGTATGACAGGTACAACGACAAATACTGTTGGATACCTGCAAACGGACACACCGCTGGTATCATGGCAAGATCAGACCTTCAAAGAGATGCATGGGTAAGTCCTGCAGGATTCTCAAGAGGTCAATATCTAGGAATAACTAAGATTGCATTCAACCCGAAACAAGCATCTAGAGATGACCTGTATCGTGCAAGAGTCAATCCAATAACAACTTTTCCTGGCCAAGGTACAGTTTTATTCGGTGATAAAACAGCATTGTCAACACCATCTGCATTTGACAGAATAAATGTGAGAAGGTTGTTTATCGTCTTAGAGAAAGCAATATCAACAGCTGCAAAAGCACAATTGTTTGAATATAATGATTCATTCACTAGAGCACAATTTAGAGCTGCAATAGAACCTTTCCTACGAGATATTAAAAACAGAAGGGGTTTAATAGACTTTTCAGTAGTTTGTGATGAAACAAACAATACTGACAGTGTAATGGATAGAAACGAATTTGTTTGTTCTATCTTCGTTAAACCTGCTCGTTCAATCAACTATATAACTTTGAACTTTGTCGCTGCTCGAAGTGGTGTTCAGTTTGAAGAAATTTATTCAGCAGTCTAATTAGGAGTATATAAATGTCAACAATAGATCAATTTAAAGCACAATTAACTGGTGGTGGCCCACGAGCTAACAAGTTCAGAGTCTACTTACCTCGTGCAGGAAATAAAATTGAATTCCTAGCAAAGGGTGCATCAATACCGGCAGCAACCGTTGCACAGGTAGAGGTTCCCTATAAAGGAACTATCCTCAAACTCGCTGGAGATAGAACCTTCGCAGACTGGTCAGTAACAATTTTTAACGATAATGAATTCTCCGCTAGAACTGCACTAGAACAATGGCAGGGAGAAATTCAAGGTTACGGTACTACTACAGGAAGTTCAACAACAGATTACTTGTTATCAAGAGCGTTTGTTGAACAGTTAGGAAGAGATGACTCTGTTCTGGCGAGATATGAATTTTTCAACATGTTCCCAACTGAGATTGCAGCCATCGACTTAACTTTCGATGCAGCAACTGCCGTTGAAGAATTTGGTGTGACTTTTGCATATTCTCACTGGGAAAGAGTAATTTAAGTAGTTTTAAGGTGAAAAATAGCACTTTAGAGGTGTTATAAATAATAGTATGGATATATTTGGATTTGAAATTTCCCGTAAAAAGGAAGAATTAAGGGCTGCAGATACGCAGAAGGCAAAGTCATTTGTCCCTCGTGTAGATGATGATGGAACACCTGTTGTTAGTCAAAACGCAGGTTATATCGCAGGGGGTGCTTATGGTGCCTATGTCGATATGGAAGGTGGTATCAAGAATGAGGTTGAACTTATTCGTAGATACAGAGAAACCTCACTTGTTCCTGAATGCGATGCAGCTATTGAAGATATAGTTAATGAGTGTATCACTTCGGATAGTGCCGATAGGATAGTAACACTCGACCTCAGAGATGTGAAACTCTCTGATAGCATCAAGAACAAGATGCAAGACGAGTTTTACAACATCTTATCAATGATGAAGTTCAATCAGAACTCTCATGAAATATTCCGAAAATGGTACGTTGATGGAAGGATTTACTTCCATAAGGTTGTTGATGGCAATCGTACTAAGTTAGGTATTATTGACATCAGACAAGTTGACCCTCTTAAGATTAAGAAGGTTAGGAATGTCGAAACCAAGAAAGACAAGGGTATTGAAATTATTTCAAAAACGGAAGAATTTTATATCTTTAACGAAAGGGGTTTCGATAAAACTGGTACTAATGAAGGTACAACAGTAAGAATTGCGCCTGAGGCAGTATGTTATACTACTTCGGGATTGTTAGATTTTAACAAGAATGCAGTTATTGGGTATTTACATAAAGCATTGAAGACTGCGAATCAGTTATCAATGATGGAAGATGCACTGGTAATCTATAGATTATCTAGAGCTCCTGAAAGAAGAATATTTTACATAGATGTAGGTAATCTTCCAAAGGCAAAAGCAGAACAGTACCTTGCGGATGTGATGAATAAGTATAGAAATAAACTTATTTACAATGCAGACACAGGGGAGATCAAAGATGATCGAAAACATATGAGTATGTTAGAAGATTTTTGGTTACCTAGAAGAGAGGGTGGTAGAGGAACAGAAATTACCACATTGCCAGGCGGACAAAACCTTGCA